ATTAACATGGGAAGATGTTTACTCAAAAAAACCTGAAGAATATCTTGAAATGGTAGCTAAAGGTGAAGTTCCAAAATGGGATTCTGTAAATAAAAGATTTATCTCATCTACAGATGAAAACGTTATTTTAACTGGTCAAAATGATTTTGAACCAATTCTTGATGTTCAAGAAGATATCGTTTCTGATGATGACTTACCTTTCTAATTTTTGTATATCATATATTATTTGTTGTTTATCGGGGACATTTTGTCCCCGATATTTTAATTAACTAAGAAAAAAAACCATGGCAATTAAGAAAAAAGATTTCTCTATATCTAATTTAACAAGTAAGTATTCTAGTAAAATGACATATAAACCTGATAGGTTTTTGGATTTAGGCGATGCGTTTTTAGATGCTACTGGTTTACCGGGTCCTGCTATAGGTCATATAAATATGTTTCTCGGTCATTCTGATACAGGAAAAACTACTGCGTTATTATCCGCGGCTGCAGATGCTATTAAAAAAGGAATATTACCTGTTTTTATAATTACAGAACAGAAATTTGCTTTTGACCATGCGGAAATTATGGGTATACCTGTAAGAGAAGAGGTGGATACAGAAACAGGTGAAATAACATTTACAGGTGATTTTATATTTAGAAATGATTTTGAATATATAGAACAAATCACTGATTTCATTAACGAAATTATTGATGACCAAGAGAAAGGGGAAATACCATATGATTTACTATTTCTTTGGGATTCTGTTGGTTCGGTTCCATGTAAAATGACTTGGGAAGGTAAGGGTGGTAAACAACATAACGCTTCTGTTTTATCTGATAAAATAGGTATGGGTATTAATCAACGAATATCAGGTTCAAGAAGAGCAGACAAACCACACACTAATACTTTAATAATTATTAACCAACCTTGGGTTGAATTACCAAGTAATCCATTTGAACAACCAAAAATAAAAGCAAAAGGTGGTGAATCAGTATGGTTAAATTCGACATTAGTTTTTAGATTTGGAAATGAGAAAAATGCTGGTACAAGTAAAATTTCTATTACTAAAAATAAAAGATCTATTACAATTGCAACTAGAAGTAAGATAACAGTAATGAAAAACCATGTAAATGGTATACAGTTTGGTGATGGTAAGATTATGGTAACATCACATGGTTTCATGAAAATGAGAGAGTCTGCAGAAGAAAAAACATCTAAAGAAACATATGTTAGGGAACATATTGACTATATAAGTCGATTATTTGGTGAACCCGTAACTAGTATATCTGAAATTAAATTTGATACGGTTTCTGAAGATGAGAATGAAGATTGATTTTTTAACAATATTATTCTAAAATAATGAATAATGTTTTATTAGTTGATGGAGACAATTTATTAACTATTGGTTTTTTTGGACTTAAAAATCATTTCTATAAAGGTGTTCATATAGGTGCATTATACCATTTTGTGAATACTCTTCGTAGAGCAATTGAAATACATAAAATAGGTAAGGTGGTAATATTTTGGGATGGTGAGGATGGTTCTTCATCTAGAAAAAAATATTACCACCAATATAAAGAAAATAGAAAAACAAGAAATAAAACAGAAGAAGAAATTGTTTCATACGATTTTCAAAGAAATCGTGTAAAACAATATTTAGAGGAACTGTTTATACGTCAAGGTGAATTCGAATTTTGTGAAACAGATGATTCTATAGCATACTATTCACAAAATTCGTTAAACGAGAATATTATTATCTTTTCATCAGATGGTGATTTAACACAATTAGTTTCAAAAAATACACGTTTATTTAATCCAATACATTCTAAAATGTATCATTTAAATGATACATTTTTATATCATCATGAACATGTTAGAATAGAAAACATAAAAATTATAAAAATATTATGTGGTGACCCATCTGATAATATTGCCGGTATTAAAAATCTAGGCATAAAAAGACTTATTTCAAACGTACCAGAATTAAAGACAGAAGAGGTTACAATAGAGTTTATTATTAATCGTTTTAATCATTTATTTGAAAATGAAAAAAACAAAAATAGTCACGTAAAAAATTTACTGACAGGTGTAACAAAATACGGTGTTTTGGGTGATGAATTTTTTGAAGTTAATAAAAAAATTATTAGTTTAGATGAACCGTTTTTAACAGAAGACGCAAAAAATAATATAATATCATTAATTAATGATATTATGGATCCTGATGGACGTTCATATAAGAACACCATGAAGATGATGATGGAAGATGGATTACATCTTCTATTACCAAAATCTGATGATGCTTGGGTTAATTTTTTAAATCCATTTCTCAGATTAATAAGAAAAGAAAAAAATAAAAAAATAATAAAAATAAAAACACATGAGTAATCAAAATTTAATTACCTTTGAACTCCTTTTGAGTTTAGAAAAAAATATCGTCGTCCAAAGATATTTTTATGTTAAAGATTTTAATCCAAAATCATTAAAATCTATGGACCTACACGAATATGTTAAAAATATTTGTGAAGAAATTTTCGAACATTTAGTAACAAAAAGTTCCGATTTTCTATGTGAAAATTACGAATATTATGGTAATTTAGACACTGTGGAAGATAATGAAAATAAGGAAAAAGAAAACTTTTTACTTGAACTAAAGATGAACGATGAAGTATTTATTCAGAGAATATTTACAGCACATTATTTTCATCCAAAAATAAGATACACTGTAGATATTCGTCCATTCTTGAAAAAATATTTAATGGATATTACGAATATTTTATCTTCTAGAGAATTGGAGACAACATATTTAAATTATGAACTTTAAAAAATAAAAATGAGCGACAAAAATTTTGGTACACTTGGGACCACATTTCAACAATCTTTGTTAAAGGCAATTATTGAAGATAGAAAATATGGTGAACAAATTATTGATGTTATTGAAAGTAAATATTTTGATAATGTTTCTTTTAGATTTATTTGTGAAAATATAAAAGAATATTATTTAAAATATTCAAAAATACCAAATTTTGAATCTTTAGGAATTAAAATAACTTCAGAACTAGGAAACGTAGAAAATGGTAGAATGCATTTAGATACGTTAGAAGGCATTAAAAATAATAAAGAGGATAATGAAATAATAAAAGACGAGGCACTAAATTTTTGTAAACAACAAAATCTAAGAAAGGAATTAAAAAAAATTAATGTAATAATTGAAAATGGGAAGTTTCATGAGTATCCAACTATAGAGAATATTATACAAAAGGCATTACAAGTTGGTTTACCTCCAGAAGAAACAACAGATATATTTGATGATATAGATTCTGCATTAGATACTAATAATAGAGAAACTATACCAACTGGTATTGATGGTGTTGATAATATGTTAAAAGGTGGTATAGGTAGAGGAGAACTTGGTATAGTACTTGCTCCCACTGGTACAGGAAAAACAACTTTATTAACTAAGTTTTCAAATACCGCGTATAACTATGATTTTAATGTCCTACAAATATTTTTTGAAGATAATAAAACAAATATTAAAAAGAAACATTTTACAATATGGACAGGTATTGAACCTGATGAATTACCACACAGAAAAGAAGAGGTAAAAGAAATAGTAAATCGTAATAGATCAAGAAGTAAAGGTTCTTTAAGTTTATTAAAATTACCTAGTGATTCGATAACTATTTCTGATATTAAATCAAGAATTAGAAAACACATTTCTGATGGTAAAAAGGTTGATATATTAGTTATAGATTATGTTGATTGTATTGCGCCTGAAAAGACACATTTTAATGAAGAATGGAAGGGTGAAGGTTCAGTTATGAGGAGTTTAGAAGCAATGACTAATGAATTTAATATTGCGGTATGGACAGCAACTCAGGGAAATAGAAATTCTATGTCTACTGAAGTGGTAACAACAAGTCAAATGGGTGGGTCGATAAAAAAGGCTCAAATTGGTCATATTGTTTTATCTATAGGTAAAACAATGGAACAAAAAGAACAAAATTTAGCTACACTTACTTTGTTAAAATCTCGTATTGGTCAAGATGGAGTAATTTGGAACAATTGTAAATTTAATAACAAGTTACTTGAAATAGATACTGAAACACAAACAACATTACTTGGACATAAAGAAGAACAAGTAAAAAGTAATTTAAATAGGGCAGTTGAAGTATTTAAAAAGAGACAAGAATTATTAAATCGTAATTAATTAAAAAAAATATAAAATGAAAGAAAATATCTTAGAAGAAAATAATGGTCGTTTTGTTCTTTTTCCTATTGAACATCACGACATTTGGAAGTTGTATAAACAACAAGAAGCTTGTTTCTGGACCGCAGAAGAAATCGATTTAGGTCAAGATATTAGTGATTGGGAAAATAAGTTAAATAATGATGAAAAACATTTTATAAAAAATGTTTTAGCGTTTTTTGCTGCATCAGATGGTATTGTAAATGAAAATTTAGCAATGAATTTTGTTAATGAAGTACAATATACTGAAGCAAAGTTCTTTTATGGTTTCCAAATAATGATGGAAAATATTCATAGTGAAACATATTCATTATTAATTGACACTTATATAAAAGATAAAAAAGAACAAAATCATTTATTTAATGCAATTGATACGGTTCCTGCTATTAAGAAGAAAGCGGAGTGGGCGATTAAATGGATTAATTCAGAATCATTTATTGAAAGATTAGTTGCTTTTGCTGCGGTAGAAGGTATATTTTTTTCAGGGTCTTTTTGTTCTATTTTTTGGTTAAAAAAACGAGGATTGATGCCGGGTTTAACTTTTTCCAATGAACTTATTTCTAGAGATGAAGGAATGCATTGTGACTTTGCTTGTCATTTATATAATAATCATATCACAAATAAATTAACAAGTGAAAAGATTAAAGAGGTTATTTGTGGGGCGTTAGAAATTGAAAAAGAATTTATTCTTGAGGCATTACCTGTTAGTCTTATTGGTATGAATTCAAAATTAATGTTACAATATTTAGAATTTGTTGCAGATAGATTATTAGTATCTTTAGGTGTATCTAAAGTATATAATACAACAAATCCATTTGATTTTATGGAAAACATTGCAATTCAAGGTAAAACTAATTTCTTTGAAAAAAGAGTTGCAGAATATCAAAAAGCTGGAATTATGATTAATAGTTCTATTGATGACATAAATAATATTGATGATATAGAATTTTAATAAAAAATGAAAGTAAAAAAAAGAGACGGTTCCTTAGAGGAAATGAGATATGATAAAATCACAAAAAGAATTCAATATTTCTGTAGTGATTTAGATACAAATTATATTGACCCTACTTTAATTACATTAAAAGTAACACAAGGGATATATGATGGTATTACTACAAATGAATTAGATACGTTAGCAGCAGAAACGGCAGCTTCACTTGTGACAACACATCCCGATTATGCAAAATTAGCGGGAAGGTTAGCTGTGTCTAATTTACATAAAACAACACCAAAAAAATTCTCACAATCTATTAAAGAATTATATTCGTTTGTTGAATCAAAAACAGGTAAAGAA